GGAGCAAAACGTAATATAGGTGGTGCTACATCAAGATATGAAGAATTAATTCCCACTAAAAACGTAAGAATGAAACATTCAGAAAGAATGACTAGGTTGCTTGGCACAATAGCTAATCGTGTTTATTGGATGGATGGCAAGTTTGACTATAGACCTATTTATTACTTTGAGGCATACTTTGACGAAAATCCATTTATTCCTAGTGCAATTATTTATCCTTTATTAAATAATACTAGCGATCTTTCTGATGCTACAAATTTACAATGGGAGTATTGGGATAATGAGAAATATGGCATTATGAATGAAGATGGGGAAATGATGGATGAGCAACCTAATCCCTATGGCATTATTCCTTTTGCATTTACTCATAGAGAAGATCAGGTAGATTCTTTTTTTGTTGAAGGTGCATCAGATGTAGTTAGTTGTAATGAACAAGTAAATATTGCCTTAACTGAAATGAATCTAGGTATGCGTTTTAATATGTTTGGACAGCCGTGGGTTACTGGACTTAGAGCAGATCAAAGTATGTTAAGAGCTGGATCAAACACTATTCTTGATATGGGAGAAGATGGTGCTTACAATATAACTAGTCCTAGTGGGAACATTCAAGAAGCCATAGATAATATTAAATTCCAGATAGAATTAGTTGCCTCAAATAATCATTTGTGGATTCAATGGGCAGAGTCTGGTGGGGAAGTACCTAGTGGTATTTCACTTATGATTAAAGATATGGAACGCAAAGAAGATTACTATGATGATATTGCTCTTTGGAGATTGTATGAAGAAGATTTTTATAGAGTAGAGCGTGTAATTGCTGGATATAATGGTATTGAGTTGCCTGAAGAGTTTGGTGTGGACTTTGAAGAAATAGATTACCCTATGACTGTTCAGGATCAAATACTAAAAGATAATTTTGATATTCAAAATAATTTAATCACTAGAGCAAAAATCATGGTTCGTGAGAACAAAGATTTAACGCTTAATCAAGCACAAAAACTTATAGATGATAATAGGAAAGTCAATGAAGAAGAAGGAACTCAGTCAATCTTTAAAAAGCTCAGTCAAGAAGCTGGACAAGATCAATAATGTAGAATTTAACATTAAGGGAAATATTGAAGATGCTATTGCCAACCCTATTAAGTGGGCAGAACAACAAGCTGAAAGAGCTATAGAAGAAAATATTTCTAAATATTTAGATGCTAAAACACTAGGTAGGGAGTTTTGGAGTGAAGTTAAAGATAACAACTAATTTTGATTTTAGTAAATTAAGTAACAAAGTAGGTAAGTTAGTAGAAAAATATATTGAGCAGAATGTAATAGATGCTGTTGATGGTGCAAAGAAAAAAATAGATCAAAATACACTACCTAGATTAAGCAAAATTACTAAACGTATTAGAAAATCAAAGGGATTGCCAGAAAACCCTCCATTAAAAGCTACTGGTAGATTATATAAAAGTATTAAGCCGAAAAAAAATGCTTTAGAAATATATCAATATGGTAAGTGGCACAATGATGGAATACCAGAAATTTCAGATAAACATAGAAGGTTTATTAATACTCGAAATCAAGATTATTTTAAATCTAAAAAGAAACGAAAAGAAGTTTTTATAGAAGAGTTAAGAAAAAACTTGCGTAAAACTAAAGGATAGTATTATCTTATGGCAAAGAAGGAACAATTAGATGGATGGGATAGACGATTATTTACTGCGATTGCTAGTAGATTATCTTACGACACACGAATCTTCTCTGAGAGACTTAGACAAGAAATTGACAGACTTAGAAAAGCTGGTGTTGGAGAGCAACAAATTATTACAATCCTCACTCAAGACTTTAACAACCACGGAAGAATTTTTGGCGAACTCAGAAACTCTATTAAACGAGGAGTTATTGGGGGAATTAATCAAGCGTTTCGGAGGTTTGGAGATATGGGGGGAAGCCTAAAATGGGTAGCAATTTCACATAACCTTTGCCCTGATTGTAAGAAAAGAGCTGGAGAAGTAGATACATGGGAAGGTTGGGAAGCTAGAGGTATGCCAGCTAGTGGTTGGAGCATCTGCAAAGAGTATTGCTACTGCCAATTAATTCCAGTACGTTTTGATGTCGAAGATGTAATTAAACTATGAAGAAATTTAGTGTAGTAAACTGTATTTGCTTACATTGTAAATGGATTTGGTCAGTTTTATCTACAGATATAGACAAAGATCAAGAATGTCCAGAATGTAAGTCTTATGACGTTAGGACATTTCTTAAAAAAACTAATTCTTAATATTAAGCGCCTTTTCCCTATTTATTACTTTTTGTTGCCAATCTTCTCTCTGAGTTTTGGTTTGTCTCCCTTGTGAGGGTCTACTTACTCCAACTCGTTCTGCTCTTATCCTCCATTGCCTAGCCTCTCTACGTTTTTCATTCTTATTTAGGACTTTCTTTAGCTGTCTTTTTTCTTCTATCTGCGTCATTTTCTTAGGAGCTTTTACAACTTCTGGTCTTTTAGGCAATACTTCTATGGTATCTTCAAAGTCAGCATCCAATACTTCAACTTCTTGAATATCTGCCACTTCAGATGTGAGGAATTTTTCAAATGGACTTTTATGGTTGGCAACTTCTACTCTTTTAATCAGTTTTCCTGAGTGTTCTAAAATCAATCTACCAGCTTGGACATTCCCAGCCTCTGCTTCTCGTAGCATAGCATTAAGAACATTGGGCAGTTTAGAGCCAAAGGTGACCATATACTTCTGATAAAAGACTTCTACAAACTCAGGGTCTTTAAGCCAGTTGTGAACTGTGGCTTTTGTGACTCCAGCTTTGTCAGCTACGTCTTGAATACGAGCTTCTGGTTGAGATACAAGCATATCTACGACTAATGCTTTTTCAGGTTTCAATTTACTAGGGAGATTAACACTCATTTGGTATATTCCTTGTGGTTATGGTATATTATACAAAACTTTATGGACTTTATACAAGACACTTTTTAAAAATAAAGCACCTAAATCCTAATAAGGCACTTCTACTACTATAAGAGAGACAAGAATAAAACGGAGTTTTATAAAGGATTTTGTTTTTAAAATTCTTTTCTAAAAATGGGATGAGGACTTTGTTTTCACGCATTTTGAGGGGAATAAGGGTTGCCACAACGCTCAAAACGCTCATCCACTCCTACCCCCTAAACGCTCATAACGCTCAAATTAAAAAAAAGTGCGAATCTAACACATTAAAGATATACAAGTCAAGGAAAATAATAATTTATTTTGTTCTTGCTTATATGGGTGAGTTTGTTGTATGGATAAAATAAAGTCAATTAGTAAAATTACCTCATACAAATAAATATCCAATTATCCTAATACTATTTTTTTGTCAAGGATTATTTTAATCTTTTTTCCACCCTCGACAAAATCCCAAAACACCACCAAAACAACGATAAAAAAAGTTTTTAATGTTAGTTATTGATTACGTACTAATCTCTTTACCAGCGTTGAATTAGCTACCCTAGAATTAATTTAGGTTTACTCTTGTCTTAGTATCATTTTACAAGTTTAATTTATTGGATTTAGGGCGAAATTGTAACAAATCATAAAAAAAATTGTTTCCTATATATAAGGAGTAAAAAGTTAAGTAGTTAACTTCTTTACAATATTTAAAAAAATCTTGTTGCATATATGAAAAATATCTTTTAGGTTGTCCTATGTTAAATAATACAATAAATAAAGAGGTGTTCAAAATGAGTAAACAAGTAACTAAAAAAGTAAACGAAACTGAGAGACTAGAAAAAGCCATTGATAATGGAATTAAATTAATGAAAGCAGATAAGAGTCTTACTGATTTAATTAAAAGTGAGATTTTAAAAGCTGATGAATTCGGAGTCTCTGAGTTAACTAAAGTATTAGATAAGAAATTAAATGGTGCTGATTTAAATAAGGTCAAAGAGGTTAAGAAATTTATTAAAACTAAATTGCAAACTTTGGTTAAATGTAAGCCAACTCAGAAAGGTTTATTATCTAAAGAGGAATTAAAAGAATATCAAATTACAATTAAAAAAGTAAATTTGAAAATGTTGGAAAGTTCCGATATTGTACAAAACTTTACAGAGAAAGACTTAGGTTCTGTTAGGGTTGTTAAAATGCTTAAAAAAATAACTGAACCTAAAACATTACAAGAGGATATTCAAAAGCTAGTTGAGAAACATAATGCAGATTATACAATGGAAGAGATAAAAGCAGAGTTTAATAAGTTATTTAACTAAAATACTTACTGAGGATGGAGGGTGTTGAGGTTGCACCCTCCGAAACGGAAACGTCTAAGGATCAACCAAAAAAAATCAAGGTTTAGAAATGGAATACGAATTAAGACTAAAAGAAATAAAAGAAAAAAGCATTAATGACAGAAATTATTGTACTGTTATGGCTTCAGCGATTGCATTTAATACTTCCTTTGAATATATGCAAGATTTATATTTTGATTTAGGGCGTAGAAGGTTTCGAGGTTGTTATTTTTCAGAGATCATTGAAGGATTAGCAGAGAAATTTAATTGTAATCTAAAAATTTATAGAAAATTTTTTGATTCTGATGGTTGGCATTGGTTTAATAAAGACAACCCCAAAGATAAATTAAAAGTGCCTAAATTAACCCCAAACAACGCCCCGAAATACTTAACCAAAGGTAACTATATTTTGAGCGTTCGTGGTCATGTTTTGAGCCTTAAAAATGGCATTGTAGAAGATTGGACAAGAGGTAAAAAACACCAAATTAATACAATTTACAAGATTCAAGATAAAAACTTTATTGAGCCTAGTAAATTAGACAGTTTTTTAAATGATTTTGATGATGAAGATTTTGAGTTTTAAAAAAAGTTAAGTACTTAACTTTATTAATTAATAACAAAAAAAAAGAGGATAAAAATGAGTAATATAATAGAAGATATAATATACGAGAAATTAACAGAAAACACAGGAAAGCACTTTTTAGATAGTGGAGGAACTAACAATCGACACTGGCAGAGAAACCAAGAAAAAACCTTGCAAGATTTTATAAATGAACCAGAGCAGAAATTTGAGGTTTATTTCAATAAAAATAAAGTTGCTGAACTAATAAGAACTGTATCTGTATTTCATTTTCTTGCTGGTAATGGATCGCAACTTGAATTAGATGATATATGTAACCAATTTAATGCTTATAATACATTAGAGGAAAATTATGCTGATTGCGAAATTAACGGTACAAAAATTTCTGCATGGGATTATTTAAATGATTATGATTTAAATATTATTGGTTCATGGAATACATACAACGGTGAAAGCGACCTTTCGCAAGTTTTACAAGGTGCAAATTTAGAGATTAATGATGAACAATATATTTTAATTCAAATTCATGGGGGTGCTGATGTTCGTGGGGGTTATACTGATGCTTTATTATTTAAATGTAGTGAAGGTATTATAAACGAATATTTATTTGAGTATATGGATTCTTATGAGTTGGATCAAGAATTGGAATATATAGATATAATGTATGATTATTTTGATAATAACAAAGTATTTCAAGGCGAGAGATTAGAGAAAATTAAAAATCAATTATCTGAATAATATTAAAAATAGTTTGCTAGTGTCTATTTATAAAAACTAGCAAAAATTTTAATAAAAAAAGAGAGGTATAAAATGAGTTATAGAAAAAAAAGAGGTCATAAAAACTTA